ATGCCGACCATTCAAACCGCCACCGATTACGTAGCCAGCCTGCTGGCCAGTCGCCCGATCGTGGTTCGGCGCGGGTCCAAGTTCGACGCGGTGGCTCTGGAACAGGCGCAAGCCAAGCAGATCGCCAAATTTCGGGAGACCATCCAAACCGCGATCGATGCTCTGGCGGCCGGGTCGATCCCGAACGCGGCATTCAAGGAATTGATGTTCACCATCGGCAATCGGCTCGACGAAGCCCGCGACGTTGTGAATCACGCTAGGCCACAAGGGACGGACTGGATGGGGCTGATCTACATGCACCAGATGGCCGGTCGTCTGAAGAAGACCACCGATGAAACCGAGCGGACGTTTCTGACCGAGGTGCTGCCGATTGCCGAGTTGATGATGGCGCTGAAGCCGCTCGCGGTGAAGCGTCAGCCGAAGCCTGCCGAAGACGTGCAGATGAAATATCTGGCTCCGCGCGCAGGCAATGATGCCGTTGCCCTGGTCCAGAAGGCGCTGATGCAGGTGACCGACGCGGCCTACCAGCGGATGTTCGACCAAACCGTGGCGGCCTACCATGAGATGGTGGCTGAGTTTAATACCTTTGCCGCCGAGTTCGTCGCAGCCAAACCCACAGCGCGCAGCTATGATATCTCTCGCGCCTATCACAAGGACGGTGCCCACATGCAGGCGCTGAGGCTGCTGCGCGAAGTTGATGATGTGCCAGCCGACAAGTTGGACGCACGACTCCGAAAGATCGCCAAGCGGGAAGTCGATTACGTCCGCGATCAGTTCCTGATCAAAAACCTGAAGAAGCTTGACTCAGTCGTCGAAGCCAAAGGTGATTTTGTCGCCATCGAGATCATCGGCTATCATTTCAGCATGGTCCGGCTGGAAGGCAACTTTCATCTGTCCTTCAAGGACGGCGCGTCGTTCGCTGTCACCAACACGGTGGAGACCGCGTATAGCATCCATGGCAAGCGCTTTTATCGCTTCCCGCTGCGGTTCCATGACGTGGTGATGACCGGTGGCGTCAAAATGGCGCAGCCATCCGAGCAGCGCATGAACGAAATCTTCGCAAAGAGGACGGGATGATGCCGGACGATCTGTCCACTGTGAGTGTGACCATAGAACAGCGTGACGCCACCGTCGAAGAACTCTGTGTGAATGGCGAGGCGGTCGGCCGGATCGACATCACTGAGAATTTTTCGACCTGGAAGCTGACCGAGCACGGCACCAAGCTGGGATTGGAGATCGGCCCGGCCCAGGTCCTCAGTTTCGTCCATAAGTCCCTGATCAAGACGCTCGTGGCGATGGTAGAACGCCAGTTGTTGCAGATCGCCACGGGATCAGCGTTGACCGATGGCGATCGGAATTTGCTTTATCCTGAATTGCGGGCCTATCTCGGCTACACGGCGTTTCCCGTGCTGCGCCATCCGCTGGTCTACATGGTGCCTTATTCAGCCTCATCGCATGAAGCCGTGATGGCCAATGCGCGTTTCGAACATATCTCGAAACAGCTTGACACCGCACTCCAAGAACGGAATTGGGTCAAATACATTCACCTGTATGAGCGGCCCTACCGGTTGGAAGCGTTTGGCCATGTTGCGGCACACATGGATGATGAGGAATACTGGGAGACGTTGTCCGGCATCTGGACCGATTCGGAGAACATCAATCAGAATATCGGTCTCTGGAAAAAGTTTTGGTCCAGCAAGCGGCCTGCGCGTGAGTGCGTCATGGACGAAGAAGAACGGGCGGCCTTTGCGGCGATGCCCGAGACCTTGACGATCTACCGGGGGACCACCCCGGCGTCCAATGTGCGAGGCATGTCCTGGACCCTGACCCCACGGACCGCGCACTGGTTTGGTAATCGCTATGTCAGATCAGCGCACTATTTTTTCGCCACGGCCGAGGTAGCCAAGGCGGATGTGTTGGCCTATTTGCTCCGGCGTAACGAGACCGAGATCGTGGTGTTGTCGTCCAAGCTGCGCAATATGAGGCGTGAGAAGGTCAAGGTGACGAAAAGGCGCTAAGCCTCGACTAAAACATCTGTCAAAACGCTGATCGGGCCGCCTGCGACCAAGCTCGTGGTATTGACCACCACGGAGGGGTTGGGGGTGCCGAACGGCTGAGCGATATCGATATCCAGGTCCATGATACCGATCAGCCCGGTGGGATCGGTGATGCGCGCGTATCCGGCAATGCCGGTGACGAGAATGGTGCTTTGCGGGATCGGATTGAAGATGAGTTGTCCGGTCATCACCAGGGCCAGTGTGGCGCCTTGAAGGCTGCTGCCGGTGACCGGCTCATTGGTGATATCGATCGGGATTACGGTATAGGCCCCAGCCAGGGCAATCGAGAGAATCGATACGATGATCCCCATAAGAATCTGGACATTGACTTGGCAGAACACGCCGGTTCCTGTCGTCCCTGTGAGCAATGCCTGACCATCGGTTCCACTCGTGCCTGCGTAATTGACCGTTGCCTGCTGCACCGAATAAACGGCTGTTGCGGCCGGTGTAGGCAGGTTTAGGGTGGCCAGGAGGGTGCCGGTGGGGGGATAGTCCGGGCTGGAGGGTGGGCTGCCGCTGTAGACCTGGAGCAGGCCGTTTGCGATTGCCGTGTTGATCACCGCAGCCCGATTCAGTTTGGTCGTGGATGAGAGATTGATATACACAATGTTGCGCCCGATCGTTGCGCCTATTTAGGCTGCGCAATCTGCCTACATCAGGTCGAACGGAACCGAGGCGGTTTTCCCAGCATATGGGTCAAATGCCGGGCTGGGATTTTCTGCTTCTTAGTGAGGTTGGAGGGCGATCCCGCTGGTTTTGATAAATCATCAGGTGAAACCAAGGACACTCATGATCGTCAGGTAGGAGACAGCCCATGCTCAACTGGTGGCAACGCCTTACGCCGGGAAGAATGACCCATCAAGATGGGATTGCCCGTGCAGCGGATAAACTGTTTGAACTGGGCAGGCACAATCATTGGTGGCCCCGCTCGGTGCCGCATTGGAGCAGCTTCGAAAAAACCGACCGCGACGAATTCATCAGTGTGGTGGAACAGATCATCGAGGCCGGTCGCGATCACCCCAGCCAGACCGGGGCTGGCTGATCAGACAGATCGATGTGATGGAATTCCAGCATGGCGGCCTTGAACCGCCGCCAATCATCCAAGGTGACCGTGGCATGGGTGCAATAGAGACATGGCGCGTGACCCAGGGACTGTTCCTCGATCGTGCGGTGCACATCAATGCCAAATACCCCAAAGCGGCCCAGACACCCGCTCGCGTTGTTCACCCAGACCGCGCGATGCCCGTAGAGAACCTCATAGGATGGGACAGGTGTTTTCTTGTTCATGGGACCTTCATAGCAGCGCTTTCGTTTGACTAACAGGGGTTTTTTGACGGCGTGCGGGAAATTCACCGGATGAGGATCGACCGATTTTGACCCCTCGGGTAAATACTATTCTTATCCCGAGGGACATATTTTAGATGACCGTTTACGTTGATCGCGCGTCAATGACGACTGCCACCACGGGAAGTGGAACGATAACGCTGGGATCGGCGATTGCTGGTTACCAGACCTTTGCAGTGGCAGGCATCGTCAACGGCAACACGGTTGAATATCTCATCTCAGACGTATCGAATGCGTGGGAGATCGGCACGGGTGTTTATACCAGTTCAGGAACGACTCTGACTCGCGTGCTGCGCTCCAGTTCGACCGGCTCATTGCTCAGTCTGTCCGGCAATGCGTTTGTCTCGATTGTTCCGACCGCTTCGACGATCACCAATTTAGCGCCGCTTGCCAGTCCGAGTTTCACTGGGACAGTGACCAGTGCGGGCACCATCAACACCACAGCGGGCGATATCAACTCGGTTCATGCCATCTCAAGCGGCATCGGGCAAGTTAGCCAGTCCAACCCCAACACCACGGCGAGTACCCAGAGCCGGATGGAAATATCGACTGGCACATCCAACTCCTATGGTCTGTGGACGATAACGGAAAGTGGCTCGGGATCGAGCCTGATGCAGTTGACTTGCGGCGCCGGGGTGTCTCAAGGCTTCATCATCGGCTCCGCCACCACGAGTGCCCCGCTCAATTTCTATCAGGGTGTGACGCAGCGTTTCTCGGTCGATGTAAATGGCTATCTGAATCTCGTTTCAAATCTCATATATTTCGGCACCACTCCTATTGCCGCGCCGACCTATACAACCCGATCTGCTGGAACGAAAATTGTCCTCTACGACCAACTGACCAGCACCACGGCTGATTTTGCGCTCGGCATGTCTGGCAGCACGATGTGGCAGAGCGTACCCAATAGCAGCACGCAGTTCCAATGGTACGCAGGCACTTCGGTAATTGGCACATTGACCGGTGTAGGGGCGTTTACGGTGACAGGCGCTCTCGCTACCAATAGCGGCAGCCTGTTCGTCGGAACAGCCACCAGCACGACAGCTTCGATCGCGCTCAATGCGACCGCCGGTAACTTCAGGACCGTTTCCGCTTATACTGCTGGTGCGGCTCGTTGGTTGTTCGGGGCTGATACTACAGCAGAAACAGGTTCGAATGCGGGAAGTAATTTCTCGATTTACTCGTTTACGGATGCCGGGGTCTCGAACGGGGCTGTATTCTCAATTAGTCGTGCCACTGGCTCGGTCTTTATCAACGATGGCCTTAGCCTTGGCTCAACAGCCGGGGCATCCACCACTGATCTCAGTCATGGCATTGCTCTGTGGGGAACCACTTTTGGTTTCAATGTCACTTCGTCCGCACTGAACTATACCGTTCCCACTGGCTCGCAGCACTACTTCAACATCGCCGGAACGGCTGTCTTATCGATCGCCTCCGGTGCAGTAACCGTTAGCGGGACGCTCAATAGCACCGGCAATATGTCGATCGGCACCAATACCGCGATCTATGCAGGTTTGTATCTGAATGCGCTGGCGGGTGATTACAAGATTATCCAGTTCTACACAGGCGGCTTGGGGCGTTGGTCGGTCTATAGCGATAATCAAACTGAGGCCGGTAGCAACGCCGGATCAGGTTTCGGCATCAACGCCTTTTCCGATGCTGGCGCCTATCTTTCGACCCCGCTCTATATCACCCGTGCGAGTGGGCTGGTGGCGATGGCGAACGGCCTAAGCGTCACTGGCGGTAATCTGTCCGTCAGTAATGGTCTGACTGTCAGTGGCTTGTTAACGGCCTCTGGTCAGTTGCTACTGGGTGTGTCGAACACCGCCTCTCAGGGCACAATCAATATCGGCACGGCCGGGTCGTATCTGAGCAGTAACACGGCTTATACATCCAGTTTCGTTTATTTGACGACTGGTTTCGCATGGTATTTCCGGGCTGATGGATTAACCACTGATGTTGTCAGCCTGAATGTGGCGCCGTCTGGAACCGCTGGGGCGACACTTGCAGCGGTACAGGCATTTAGTGCTTCACAGACCGGATTGATGACGTTCCCGAACGGGATCAGTGTCACCGGGGGCAATGCCAGTATAACGAATGCGCTGAATGTCAGTGGCACGATCACTGGCCTGACGGTCTCGGCCGCGTATACGGGAAACGGTTCGGTCGGTCTTTACAATGGGTCCACGAGCGCGACCGGCTATATTTCGTTTTTCAATCCGGCAGGTGTGCGGCAAGGCTACATTGGTTTTGGTGGTGCTGGCGGGGTTCTCGCACTTGAAACCGAAAACGGCACGACAGGTTATGCGGTCAGTGGCACTTTCTCGGTGGCAGGCACGACTTCACTAACCGGCTCGCTGAGTACGAGTGGCAATATCACAGTTGGCTCAAATACCGCGACGAACCCTTATCTGTATATCGATGCTGCCGCCGCGATGCCCCGCAATATCGTCTTCCAGACCGCTGGCTTAAGCCGGTGGGCCATTTTCACGGACACCACGACTGAATCGGGTAGCAATGCCGGATGCAATTTCTTCATCGGCTCTTTCACCGACGCGGGGGCCTACAATCTCAATTGCCTGTCGATCAACCGGGCGACTAGCTGTGTCAGCTTTCCCCAAATTCTGTATGCGAACGCCGGTATCGCGATCATCAACGGCATCTCCTTTGGTTCATTAGTCGGCGCCTCGAATACCGACCTGTCCAAACACATCAATCTCTGGGGCGGCACGTACGGTTTCAATATCACTTCCAACACGCTGAACTATGTTGTGGGAAGTGGCGCGGCGCATAATTTCGTCCTCAACGGAACTTCTATAGAAACGATTAGCAGCACTGGTGTGAGCGTCATTGGGACGCTTTCTAGCTCGGGAAATCTCACAGTTGGCTCAAACACGGCATCAAATCCCTTTCTGACGATCAACGGGGCGGCGGCGACGCAACGCGTCATTTCGTTCGATACCGCTGGTTTGCAACGCTGGTTTGTTGCCACTTCGAACACGGCTGAAGGTGGGAGCAATGTTGGCTCTGATTTCTTCATTGAGCGGTTTACCGATGCGGGGGTCTATATCGATACGCCATTTGTCATTACGCGATCGACTGGATTGATCGCAATCAGCGATGGGCTGACGGTTTACGGCGCAGGTATCACTGGGACTGCGATCAGTGCCACTACGCTCTCGGCCACTGGTACCGTTTCTGGTGCTGGCTTCACTAATCTGCTCTCGCCTTATGCGCCTCTGGCAGGCGCCACGTTCACTGGGGCGATCACCATCACTGGTGTCGGTGTGCCGATCGTCCTCAACAACACCGCTGGCGGCTACCGGATGCTGGAGTTCGCCACAGCCAATGTCGTACGCTGGGAAATGGGCGTCGGCAATGACGCCGAAAGCGGATCGAACGCGGGTGCAACCTTTAATATTACAGCGTTTGGCGATGGCGGTGCGTATATCGCCTCGCCTTTGTCGATCACTCGTTCCAGCGGGTTGACCAGTATCAACAACGGGTTGACGGTCAGCGGCACGACCACGCTTTCTGGTGCGACAACCGTCGGCGGCTATCTGACCACCACAGGCCGCTTCACGATTAACGGTGGGGCCAGCACAGCGCGCGACGTTTACGTGACAACTGGTGGATCAAGTCGCTGGGTCTTTGGCTGCGACGCTGAAACCGAGTCCGGCAGCAACGCCGGATCGAACTGGTATCTTCAGGCATTTTCGGACTCCGCCGCATATCTCTCGCAGCCGCTTCTGATCAGCCGTGCCAGCGGTTTGGTAACGATGGCGAACGGCATCACGTCATCCCCGATCTCTGGCAGCACCGGCTCATTCACTACGCTTTCGGCTTCTTCCACAGTATCCGGGGCCGGTTTCACGGCGCTGCTCTCGCCCTATCAGCAAGCCTACCAAGTCCCTGGCACATCTGGCTCCGCGCAATGGGTGCTGCTCGGGACTTATACCCCGATCACTAATGGAACTGGTGATCATATCCTGCTGCGTTTCACCCTGTCGAATGGTTACAACGCGAACTACACGCAAAACACCGAAGCCACCATTTTCTTCAAGACCAGCAATGGTGCGTCTGTCGATGCCAATGGTTTCGCGGGTGATTGCCATTGGAATCAATACGGACACGGCTTGGCCCTAGTTAACGTCAAGTGGGTCGGTAACGCGGCAGGCACAGCGGCCACCAACTACAAACTGTATGTTTCACTGTCATCCAACACAGGCGCTTATTCGACCTACGTGGTAACGACCAGCATTCAAGGTGCGTGGGCGAACGCAGGCACGTTGGGACAGACCGATCCAGGGGTTGGAAGCTCAACCGTGTCGATCGGGGTGTATGATTTTACTGTCACCGCAACGGCAATCAATCTAAATGGCCAAGTTAACTCCAGTCCAATCGACATCACCGATTCCTCGACCAATTCTTCAGGAAGCCTGATCGTTTCAGCGGTCAACAGCGCGAGCGGCGTCAACATTGCGCTTTTCGGTAATGGATCGACCACGCCGAACAAGTATCTCCGCGCCGCTGGCGGCACTTTCCAGATCATGAGCAGCGCCTATTCCGTCATCGTGGGGCTCACCGATGCCGGTGTCATGAACCTGGGTGGCATCACCAACACGCCGATCGGCGCCACACCCTCGACGGGCGCGTTCACCACGCTTTCGGCTTCGGGCATAGTCTCGGGTACTGGCTTTACCAATCTGCTCTCGCCTTATGCCTTATCATCCGCTTTGTCGGCCTATCTGACGACTGCCACAGCGGCTAGTACGTATTATCTCCAGACTAATCCGAGTGGTTATATCAGCAGCATTACATCTGGTAATGTGATAACAGCCCTGGGATTTACGCCGTATAATGCAACCAATCCGTCGGGTTATCAGACTGCCGCAAATGTCACGAGTACCCTTGGATCATATCTGACCACGGCCTCTGCCGCCGGTACGTATTATCTGCAGACCAATCCGAGTGGTTATCAAACAGCCGCGAACGTCACGAGTACCCTTGGCTCATATCTGACCACTGCCACAGCAGCTAGTACGTATTATCTGCAAACCAATCCGGCTGGATATCAAACTGCTGCAAACGTCACAACGGCTCTGACGACTCTGACGACCGGGGCAGCCGAGAATTATGGCCGCAACATCCTACTTAATGGCCGCATAAATGTTCAGCAGCGCGGCACCGGACCATGGACGGTCACGGGTTATTACACCGCCGATCGTTGGCAGATGTCCGTTGTTGGTGATACCTTTTCAGCCTCCGTCATTTCATTGCCCCCAGCTACCATTGTTGGTGACGAAAGCGCCGCAGCGTCCCTGCAAGTGGTCGTCACCGGCGGGGCTTCGGCAGGTAACTACACCCAGATCGTTCAAAATACTCTTGATGCAAAGCGCACCTCGAACAAGACCGTCACATTCAGCTTCTGGGCGAAAGGTAGCGCGGCCCTGAATGTCGGCGTCTATCTGGCACAGCTTTTCGGCACAGGAGGGTCGCCGTCTACAGGCGTCGTGATCGCACCACACACATTCGCGGTAACCACTACCTGGACGCGTTATTCGTGCTCCTTCACGGTGCCGAGCACGTCAGGCGAGACGTTCGGGACGAACAATGATAGTTCTCTGGCGGTCTGGATCGGGTTATCCTCGGGCAGCACCTTTGCCTCACAACTTGGCGTCGGCGTGCAGTCCGGCACCTTCGACTTCTGGGGACTACAACTCGAAATCGGCTCAACCGTGACTGCGCTTGAATCGCGCAGTACCGACGACGAATTGTTGCGATGCCAATATTTCTACGCGTTAGGGCAGATTTATGTTTCGGGTTATGGGGCCGCTGGTGCTGGTATCATTGCATCAAGCACGTACCCGCGCACAATGCGCGCCATCCCCACCGTCGCGGTTACATCGTCAGTCTACAATAACTGCAACACCTTCACGTTCCAAGTAAACAACTGGTTAATCGCAGCCTTTGGTCTTGTCACCGCGATCGGCACCTACTCCCTTAACATTACCTACAACGCCAGTGCGGACCTCTAAGATGATCGCCTTGTAGGTCCAAAGGGCAGTTAAAGATCATGATAAATAACCGCGTTTAAAGTCCAGGAGAGAGCATGTATATTTCGGAAGCCCTGCAATTACTACAAACGATCAAGACCTTGCAAACCCTGCCGATCGCGCGGCAAATTCGGTTTGGCTATCTGTTAGCCCATAATCGCCGGGTCTTGGAAACCGCTGAAGAAACCTATCAAGCGGCGTTGAAAACACCGGAAGACGAGGCGGATAATACGTTGCTTGCCAAGTTTGAGCAGGAACGCATCGCCGCCTTGGAGGAGATCGCGGTGAAAGATTCGACCGGCCAGCCGCTGATCGAAAACAATGCCTATGTGATCGACAATTTGGCCAAGAAGTTGCCGCCCATCGAGGCCAAGCTGCGCGCCGCTTATCCCACCATCGGCCAGATCATCCAAGAGCGCACCAAGCGCATCGAGGTGTTGGGCCGTGAGGAACAAGAGTTCGCCTTGCGCAGGCTGCCGATGGCTCAGTGGCCCGCATTGCCCGAGACCCTATCGGACGACGCGATAAATTCGATCTTTCTGTTCCTGGTCGAAGACGACACCTGAAACCCCAGACTTATGAGCTAGTCATTCAGCCCCGAGGCTAAAGACCTCGGGGCTTTTCTGTCATGCTGGGTAAATACCAGAAGGAAACGAGTACGCCCCAAATTATGATCGAAGCAAAGATTTAAGCCGCCATGTACGGCACCGCTCCATACGGTTCACAGTCCTATGCTGCCTCTGATTTTCTCAGTGTAGCCGGGATATCTGCCACAGGCGCGATCGGTGCGTTTGTTCCTGTTGAAACAGAGACGCTTGCCGGGCTGTATGCCACCGGCAGCGTAACGGATACCGCACTCGATCTAAACTTCATCACAAGCGGGGTGGATTCACGCCTCACCACCACCCGTGCTTCGAATGCCACCTATTTCGACTCGACCGGCACATTACAAACAGCGGCATCCAACACTGCCCGTATCGATTACGGCTATAACGCGGGCAACGTCACCAACTGGCTGCGCAATTCAAGCATGGTCGGGGCCGTAGCAGGCACCCCAGGAACCGCACCAACCAACTGGTTCATTCCGGCAACTGCCACTGGTTTGACGGCAACGATCATCGGTTCGGGCACCACGAACGGCCTGCCCTATATTGATGTTAGCTATGTCGGAACTGCGACCGCGACCGCGACCGTCAATATCAGTTACGAGACCAGCACTTTCATTGCAGCAGCGATCGGCCAGACCTGGACCAGTTCGGCTTATCTGCAACTGATCAGCGGGGCGCTTCCCTCGGGATCGGCGTTTATCGTAGCCGAGGTAAACAGCAGCGGCTCGTTCCTGGCCCAGGGGTCCACGCCGAACATCACACCCACCAGTTCCTTGCAACGCTATTCGGCCACCTACACCACGACTAATGCAGCCTGCGCGTTTGTCTGGACCGGCCTGTATATCTACTACAGCAATGGGGTCAGCTATAATTTCACCGTTCGGATCGCGGCCCCGCAATTCGAACTCGCCGCTTTGGTCGGCAACTTGGTTCTGACGTCCGGCTCGATCGCTTCGTCTGTCGTTACCAACTGGATTCGCAACTCGACAAATATTGGTGCAGTTAGCGGAACTCCCGGCACGCTGCCCAACAACTGGTCCACGCTGCCCATCGGTCTGTCCCAACAGGTTATCGGGACCGGGACGATCAACGGTCTGCGATATATCGACATCCGATTCTTCGGGACCGCGACGGGCCAATTTGAAAGCGTGTTCCTGGATACCGCGACCGGAATACCAGCGGCCATGGGCGAAACATGGACTATGAGTTGTTATGCCGCGATGGTGGGTGGATCAACCACCAATGTGGCCGCCACTGGCATTTTCCTCTGGGATGTGACCAGCAGTGGCGGCTATGGAAGCGGAGCCATCGGCATCTACATCGGCATCACGAGCACGCTGACCCGCTATACAGCAACAGGAATCACCTCAGATGTAACCGTGGCTTATTTGCAGCCGCGTTTCTTCTTTAACTGCTTACACGGCTCGGGCGATGCGATCGATATTACGCTCCGGCTCGCTGCACCCCAAGTGGAGCAATTCGCTGCGGCAAACACCTTCGTTCCGACTTCTGGTAGTGTGGTCACCACAGGCGCGGCGCCGCTCGGGCTGTTGGTCGAAGAAGCCAGATCGAACCAAATTCGCAACCCACGGGCAGAAGGCGCCGTTGTCGGCTCACCGGGAACGGCCCCAACCTATTGGCAGCTATTTCAGGCGACTGGCCTGTCTACCCAGGTCATTGCCACTGGCGTCGAAAACGGACTGCCCTTCTGTGATGTCCGTTTCTATGGCACGCCATCGGTTACGGGCGTCATCAACATCTTCAATGAAGGCTTCTTCACCACTCCGGCATCAGTTGGTCAAAACTGGACCATTTCGATGTATCTGCGGCTGGTCAATGGCGCCTGGACCAATGTCAGCCCGCCCGGATTGGTGTTTGCGGAAAACAATTCGGGCGGGACTTTCCTTTCAGGTCAGTCCTATAGTGTGGCGACGCCGACCAATGTCGGTCTGACCAGCCAGCGCGTATCGGCCACGCGGACGCTACAATCGGCCACCACGGCGACGATTTATACCTACCTCCTGCTGGGTGTCACCTCGGGACTGGCGCTCGATTTCACCCTGCGGTGTGCCGGTCCGCAACTTGAACTAGGGCTATTCCCGACTTCGCTGATCCTACCAACAGCGGGGTCGCCTGCGGCATCGTCGCGTGCAGCCGAGCTTGTGAGCATGCCTACCACGGGCTGGTATAGTTCGGCGGCAACTTCCGTCGAGGTCGAATTCATCAAGGCCACCGCGACTGATACTGGCTATGCCGGTTTGTTCGAACTCGATGATGGGACCTTTAATAATCGGTTTGCTATGAACGTGAACCCGAGCAGCGCGATCGTTGTGGCGGGGGATTTCTATAGCAGCAATATTACCGATGCGGCTGGCACGCTTGGCACATCCAATATCGGCGTATCCAATAAAGCCGGTTTCGTGGTCAATGCGTCTACCATGTACTCGGCATTGAACGGGGTTGCAGGCTTTACGGCCATCCCTGCGCATAATGTCGCCGGGTTGCTGACCCGCTTGACGGTCGGCTCGTGCGGAACCGGTAACTATCTCAATGGCTATGTGCGGCGCTTGCGCTACTGGCCGCGTGTCCTCCCGACCTCTCAGCTTCTGCTGAGTGGTGATGCCACCAGTGAGACGCTGAGCATTGCCACCGGCACGCTTGCCGGAGCCTCCGCCACCTCCGCAATCGGTTCGTTGACGCTCGTGCCGAGCGGAATCATTTCGGGCGTGTCCGCGCTCGCCAGTTCGACCGACACGACGCTTGATTTCAACTTTCTGTCCGGCTTGCTCGATCCGAGGATCGGGTTCGCGCGCACTGGCGCGACAGCGACCTATTTCGATCTCACCGGGACGCAGCAAACAGCGGGCGCGAACGTTCCGCGTTTCGATTACAATCCCACGACATTGCTCCTGCAAGGGCTGCTGGTCGAAGAAACCCGCACCAACTACATCAGAAACCCGCGCGCCGAAGGGATCGTCGCAGGGACGCCGGGAACGATTCCAACCGACTGGGGTATTGGCATCTCTCCGGGGCTGACCCAGCAAGTCCTGGGCACGGTCACGATCAACGGGATCAATTGCTTTCGTGTCCGGTTTTTTGGCACGACCAGCGCCTCGAACAGTGTGACGTTGGTCTACTTCGAAAACAGCGGTGCCATTCTCAGTGGTCTTGGATACTCTGCCACCTATACGCAGAGTCTCTACATGGCGCTCCATGCTGGATCACTGAGCGGCTTGAGCACGCTGTTTTGGGGCCAGCTATTCAATAATCTGAATGCGGTGGTGGTTGACAGCCAGCCTTCGACCGGCGCCGCATTGACCTCGACCCTGACCCGCTATACGAATACCCAAACCACGCCTGCCAGTGGGTCGTCTCCGTTCCATCTGCCAAGTGCCGGGATTATCATCTATACAACGGCCAACACAGCGTATGACTTCACGTTGGATATCGCTGAGCCGCAGATCGAAATCGGTCCGTTCGTCACCTCGGCCATTCTGCCTCCGGCTGGCTCGCCCGGCGTCGCGATCCGAGGCTTTGATTCGCTTTCCATGCCGGTTAGTGGCTGGTTCAATAGTGCAGTCGGCTCGTTTGCGTCACAGGTCACGTTTGAAGACGCCACGCTGTCCGACAGCAATTACATGTTCTTCTCGCTGAATAACAATGGCACGCCAGTCATCAATGCCTATATCGGCGCGACGGCTCGGGTGGCGTTTGAAGTGTCCGGGGCGTCCGGCCTTTATTCAGCCAACAATGTCGTCCCGTTAAGCGGCACCATCCCTGCGGCGTTCAGCTATTCCGCTTCGACAGTGGCCTATAGCGTAGCTGGCGTGAATGGCAGTGGTGCCGGGGTCGCAGTTCCGACGATCACCACATTGGATATCGGCGCGCAGAGCAATACCGGGAGCTTTGCCCTCGACGGCCATATCCAGCGGATGCGCTACTGGCCGCGTGTGCTTTCGTCGGCCGAACTGCAATCGGAAACCTCGGCCCTGACCTCGGTATTCACGGGCGTCATCACGGGCCTGTTTGGCAGTGCGTTTAGCGGCTTTGTGCAAGCTGGCATGTTGTTTGGCGCATCGGGTTCGGCGGATAACGGGTCGGTCGGTACCACCTCGACACGGGTGGATGCGGCAACTTCGAGTGTCGGCGTGAGCGCCTCCGGAGCCGTGGGTCTCGCCATCGCGAAAGTTTCCGCTACTCCGGCTGGTGTATTCGCCTCCAATGCGGTCGGTGCCTTCGCGATTAGTTTTACCGATGGAACGATTGGCGTTTATGGCACTGCTTCGCCCGGCATCGCCACGACCCAGTTCAATATTGCGATTGCCGGACAAAACGCGGTTGCAGCGACTGGCACCCCGATCGGTTCTGTATTCGCCTTCCCACTCGGGGTGTTTTCAACTGGCGCTGTCGGGGTCTCGACCTTCACCTTCACGTTTGGAATGGTGGGGGATGTGGCGACCGGTGCTGTGGGGCTGCTTATCCCCTCCGTTGCGGCGCTCACCTTGGGCAATGCTATCGCGACCGGCGTTCCAGGTCAGCTTTCGGATATTCAGACCGGCCAGCCGACTGGTGTCTTTGCCTCCGGCGCGGTGGGTCTCCCCACGACATTCTTCCTGATCGGGGTGCAGGGCGATAGCGCGATCGGCATCGTGGGGATACCGATCCCTGGCCCATCGTCGTTCCCGGTCGGGGTTTTTGCATCAGGTCAGGTAACGACCGAAACTTCGGCTCTCAGCACAGGGGCATTGCCCGGCGCGAGCGGCATTTCGGCGCCAGGGGGATTCGCCCTGTCTGGGTTCGCCACAGACACCGGCATAGCGGCCCTGGGAGCGGTCGCCAGCGGCGTGCCGAGTGTCGCGCCGAATGTCGGTGGGGTGAACGCGCTCGCGGCTCCTGGCGCCCTCTCTGTGGCCCTCAGCATCATTGTGGGTGGGGTCTTTGCCACCGGCACCCCAGGCATCGGAGTTCCGGCTGTCCAGCCAAATGTGATCGGTGATTTTGGCGCGGGCTTTGTCGGTGCCCCAGCCGGTCTGCAAACCAGTGTGCTGACTGGGGTATCCAGTCTGGGTGTGGTCGGTGTAGAGACCACTGTCCTCAGTCTTGTCGATACGGGAGTTGCCGGGTCGGGTGCGGTTGGGATACCGTTTGGCCGCATTGATGCGGGTGGGATCATCGCTGGACCCGCAGCCTCAGGCGCAGTGGGCTCGCTTTCCAACGAGGTCGATGCCACAGGCGGCATGGTATTTGCGACTGGAACGGTTGGTCTGCTGATTTCAATCCCTCAGATTCAACTCGCGGGCGTCAATGCCACCACCGGGGTCGGACTGGCCATCGCTTGGGTATCGGCCGTGCCGCTCGGAGTTTCGGGCAGTGGGGTGGTGGGGGTGTTTACCACAACAGCCACGGCCAATCCGCTGGCGGATTTTGCTACCGGTGCCGTAGGGCCTGCTTATGGGGCTGTGGCCGCTGCCTTGACGGGTGTGTATGGCACAGGTGTCACCAGGGACCCGATCTTCATTCTTGGCGCCTTTGGCATCGCCGCATGTGGCCTGACAATCGGCCGCGTTTCGGTCACTGGAAGCAGCGCCGCCACAGGCGCAACTGGCCTGCTGACGACCAGCTTCCTGGTGGGTCTCAGTGGCGTGCAAAGCGCCGCGTCCATTGGAGTGCCGATCCCTGAGGTCGATGATCTCAGTCCGTTTGCGGCGGCCACTTCGGCAATTGGTCTGTTCGATACACGTTTGATTTCGGCTCAGCCGCTGGGCGTATCGGCAATCAGTGCGATTGGAATCGCTTCAACCGCATTCTTGGTATTCCTATCCGGGGTGAACGCGACTGCTGCGAATGGGAGTGCCGCGATCAGCACCTTCTTTGGTGTGAGCGGCGATACGGCGTCAGGCGCAGTAGGCGCCTATGCGATCATCACGGACGCTTTTGTGATCGCCAGCTTTGATGCGACTGCCACAGCGGGATCGTTTGCGATCTCGCAGACCCCGAGCACAGTTGGCCAGGAGGCTGCTGGGGCGGTAGGTCTGCTGACCGTTGATACGAGACTTGTCGATACAGGTGTTAATACTGAAGGTGATACCGGAGACCTGACACCGGAAGGCTTCGCTAGCCCGATCGTTCCGTTTAGCACAGCGGCGATTGGGATTGTAACTACCGCATTGACTGAAGCCTTGAGTGGGCTGGTGGCGAGTGGTGCGATTTCGCTTGCAACCACTGACTTGCAATTCGCCATGCCATTCGTTGCGGCCTCTGTGGTGCTTGGGGTGTTGGCGACCGAGCAGGTTACTGTTGCGTCTTCGAATGCCTTCGCCTTGGGTTTCGTGGATGATCTCACGACCACCACTGATGCTGATGACACGCTTGGGCAATCTGGCGATGGCGAGATCAATGATGGCACGCCGGGGGTCAATCTCTATCAGTTTGATATTCCATGGATGGAAGGCGATACCAATGATTTCACCTTCACCTTGGTTATCGGTTTGGTCGATAGTCTGTTTGCCGAAGGCGATGTTGGCCTGATCAGTCCGACTGCGTTCCTGAATGGCCAGTCGAGCGATGCGGCAATCGGCGACGTTAGCGAAACGATAATTCTGACCAGTGGATTTGCCCATGCCCGTGGCATGATCCATTCGCTGGGTACGGAGATAGACCTGACGCTCGACGCTTCGGCCATTGCCGCGCAGGGCGCCATCGATATCGCGCCTGCCGATCTGCAAATCGTTCTCGATGCCGCGCTGAGTTTTGGCGATGCTGAGATCGGCGACTTGCAGTATCTGCTCGCCGCGCAATCGGCCGATGTTATTTTTGCCGAGGGTGCGGTTGGGGTTATCGCTTCGAATGTCAATCTCGAAGGCGTGTGGGCGGATGCTCGTAGCCATCATCCGGTCGCGGAGCTAGATGTTTCGCCTGATATGAGTGTGTTCGCCGCAGGCCAGATCAGCGATTTTGCCTTCACCATTGATGTCCCGATGAGTGTATCAGCGGTGTTCGTTGCGGGCGCGATTGGCACGGCGACGAATGATAACACGACCATGATCTTCATGGGTGACGTGTTCAGCACGGGGTATCTCGGTGATACCGGTGGCGAGATCGACGCGGCCGATTTTGATGTTGTCGATGCCGGGGGTGATGGCGAAATTGGCAGCCTGATCTTCGAATATGAAGCCGTGATGGATGGCGTCTCGGCAAATGGCATTGCGCTCGATCTCGTTGATGAGATCGACATTGTGCTAGATGCCAGTCTCATTGTGGCGTTCGGCACAGCGTCGATCGATCCGACGTTCCTGGCGGCGATCGCCGCCAGTGGCAGCGTCAGTGCCGATGGTGAAGTGGGTATCGCGACCATTACTGAATGGGTGCCGAATGGTGTCGCCGCCCAAACCGCTATCGGGGCGCTTGCGTTGTTCGCCCGTGAGGCGCTCAGTGGGCAAGCCGCGTCTGGGTTCCAGGGCCAAGTGGTCTGGCAGGTTTTCAGTCTGTACTATCAGAGTTATGCCACCATCCTGACCGGTTCTGCGGGCAATCTTGTTCCGCTCGATACGATCAACCCGCTGCAAAGTGTGGCCACCGGAGTCCTTGGATCACCAAGCTTCCATTCGGTCGAACTGGTCGCTCTGAGCGGCGCTGCGGCGATCGCAACAGTCAGTGGCGCGAATCTTGGCTCGATTGTGAGCGGTCTTGCACAAGCCGTGTTTGCCACGACTGATTTGGGTGTCCTTGCTGAGCCGATCGGATTTACGATGTTGGGCGCGTCGGCCCAGGCGTTCCTTGGTCTGTCGGTTCCCGAGACTGATGCAGCGGCGCTTGCGCTGCCGTTGTTCGGCCAAGTGGGGGCTTTGACCAGAACCAGCCTGGGTATCCTTGTCGGTTCCGCTTCGATCGGTCAGACCGGACTCCTGAGCACAATGCTGGTGATCAGCATGGCTGGGGTCTTGGCTTCGGCTCAGGCGGGTGCTGTGGTGGCACAAATCCCAAGCCACACCCTGCAAGGTCAGTTCATGACCGGTGGTCTCGGCGCGGCAGCCATTATTGTTACGGACTTGGTGATTGGGGACAATGCGACGGGTGGGATCGGCAGTCTGGCTGACACGCTGCCTCTGCTTGGATTGTCCGCCCTCGCGGTCGAAAGCACACCGTTCGGCGCGCCAACCGCGCTTGTATCCGGATTGGCTGCCAGTGCCATATCGGGTGGCTTGCTCGACACGCTCAGACTCGGCATGCTCGGGACCCTGGCCACGGGTGCGGTTGGGTCCATCGCGCAGGGTGCCGCCCAGGTCGATGTGGGATCGCTGTTCGCTACGGGCCGGATGGGTTCATTGAACGCACTGGATACAGTTGCGGTTATCGGTGCCGAAGCGGATACTGATGTCGGTAGCCTGTTCTTGAGTAGTCAGGCAGTGTTGGCTGGGCTGTCGGTGCTTGGACAAGTGGGCGCGCTCACGTTTAGCACTCCCAGTGTGGTGCTGGGCGAATCGGCCATGGCAATTGCTGGCAATCTGGCCACCATGGTGGGTGTCCAAATCGCCGGAGCGTTTGGCGAGGCAGACTATGGCCTGACCCACCCGATCTCCACCTTCGGGTCTGGTGGGACCACTATAGGGCTGTCTAGCGCCATGGCGACGGCTCGGGTGGGTGGCATGCAGCCCCGTGACACACTGCCTCTGAGCGGGGTCGCTAGCCGCGCTACGGCAGGGTCTGTATCGCCCATCGTCAGCCTCATTGTTGGACAGGCGGCAAGCACTGGTTTGGGGACGATGGGCCACATCGCTCTGACATATCTGGCAGGTGTATTCGGCACGGCCGTCACCACGGTTATCAGTGTGACGGGTGGGCTAATCGTGGGTCAAACCGCAACCAGCATGACCGGGTATTTCTTGCCGCCATTGGTCGATGCGTACCCGCTCGCGACATTCGCCACCGCCATTCCGGGTCTCGTGCTGGGTTATCAGCAGGTATTTGCGATCATCGGCGCAACCCTGCCCCTGCCGATTGTAATTGCGGCAATCAACGGTGAATTGCAATTTGCGATCTTTGCCACATTGCCTGCGCCGCTGGTGGCGATGCAGGTGTCGATTGGGACGCGGCCGATTGTCCCGGCCGGGCATCCGGTGTCGGTTTACTCGATGCCGCAGATCGTCGATGTGACTTATGCGGTGGCTGGTGGCTACACCGATAGCTACGGACGCTCGCAACTGTCTCGCAAGCATCGGTAGACGGGAATCGAGGCGACATTGGTAAATATTGTCTCAATAACATATTGAACGTCGAACGGTGTCATACCTTTCAAACTATTCCACAGACAGAAGTGACTTCCGCGTAGTGCGTGGCGTGCAGAATGAGATTCTGTTTCGTGTTCGCAATCTTGACCGAAACCCAGCCGATACTTCGACGTTTCAAACCGTTAATATCACCATTCTTGATCCGCAGACCTCGACTGTGCTCATGGTGCGCTCACTGACGCCCTATACCGCCCCCACGGCGATTTTCCAACTGACCATTTTGGCTTACGAGACGGTCGATTGGGCGACTGGGCCATTACGGTGGAGCCTGACGGTGGTGCGGGGCGACGGCTCGACAGTGATGCTCTGGACAGACCGCAATTACGGGCCATATTCCACATTGGAGGTGACCGAGGGGCCGATGCCCGGTCCGCAGCCATTAACCGTGATCACCCCGGCGGGCTTTCTCATCAATACCGGGATTGCCTATAGTGGGCAGATCATCGGCCCGGCCCAACTCGGCTATCAGAACGGCATGCAAAGTTTCGCGGTCTATGCGGTTGCATTTACCGGGATCGTCACCATTCAAGGTACCCTACAAAACCAACCGCAAATGACGGATTGGTTCGATATTGTGACCCAGCCATTGGTCGCGTCGAGTGGCATTACCTTACTCAGCGTCCAGGGCAGTTATCTCTGGCTGCGGATCACCATTATGACGCTGTCTGGCGCGATCCAGCAGGTCCTGGTCCCAGGCGTTGGGGGAAATCTGTTCGGGGGTGTTGTGAGTGAAACCGGGTCCCTGGCCGATACAGCCGACCAATTTTAGCTGGTTTGGATAAATGACTTGCTGCTATCATTTCATTGTAGAATTGGGCACATGGTCGCTCTCACCATCGATTTCCTGTCCCTGCCGCTCGCCCGACGCTTAGGCGGGAAGACGCGGACCCGGCGCGGTTATATCAACATCAACTGTCCGCTCTGTCAAGCACGCGGGGAATTGCGTGCCGATCGGAAGCGGCGTCTCGGCGTTAACATCCAAGCAAATAGCGTCATTTTTAATTGTTTCAATTGTCATGCCGCCGCGTCCTATACGCTGGGACGCAGTATGCCGGTGCTGATCCAGCAGTTCATGCTGGGTTTGGGGTTCGGCGAGCGTGAGGTCAAAGAGATCGCTTTGCATGCCGAGCGGATTCGGCGCTTGATCGGCAGTCAGCCGATTTTGGCCCAGCAATACAACATAGCGATGGCGCCGGAATTCAGCGGGGCGCAGATGCCACCCGGTGCCCGGACGCTCGATGAATGGGCGGCTGATCGCTGTGAGGACGCAGATTACATGGCGGTCTTGCATTATTTGCTGGGCCGTGGGGACGAGGTTGCCGCCACCGGGGTTTATTACTGGACTCCGCAAGACGAGATGAACCGTCGCTTGATCGTGCCTTGCCATTATAATCGGCGGTTGGTTGGCTGGATTGCCCGCTGCATCGACGATAGTCGGCCACGCTATCTGAAACACGTTCCGGACAACTTCCTGTTTAATGCGGATGCGTTGTCGGCGAGCCATCGCCACTACCTGTTTATTGTCGAGGGGGTGTTTGATGCGATCGCCCTGGATGGGGTTGCGGCATTGGGCGGCACGCTCAATGACTATCAACTCGCCTGGATCAAAAGTTCCGATAAGCAACCCATTATGGTGCCGGACCGCGATCGCGCCGGACTGCGGCTGATCGAGATTGCAGTGGCCAATGGCTGGGCAGTGGCGGCGCCGCATTATGGTGGACGGCATTGGTGGCAGGCTGATATCAAGGATGCCGCTGACGCGGTGGCGCGCTATGGCCGCTTGTATACTTTTCGTTCTGTTATTGAAACTGCTAGTTCGCATCCCGGAATTATCCGGCAGCGCTCAGAATTTTTGATGGGAAATTAATTGAAAGAAGCGCCAGATTACAACGGCGATTTGCAGATGCATTACATCGCAAATCTGATTTCTGATCCGGATAAGCTAGCCCGCTGCCGCACCATCGTCAAAGAGACCTATTTCGATGATGAGTTGCAGCCGCTGATCCGGTTCATCTTGCTCTACGCCGATGAGCAGCGCAGCGCCCCTTCGGCTGGGTTGATTCAGGCGAAGACCGGCCACATTGTCACGCTCATCGACGAAGCCGAAGGGCGGCGCAATCGCGACTGGTTTTTGAGCGAGTTCGAGGGATTTTGCCGTTATCGTGCCTTGGAGAATGTGATTCTCGATGGCATCGATCTGCAACGCAAAGGCCAATCGGGCGAGATCGAGCGGCGGATGAAGGAGGCGATGACCATTCGCCTCATGTCGGACCTGGGCACCGCCTATTTCGAGGACCCGGCGGCCCGGCTGCGGCGCATGCTGGATCATTCAGCCATCGTCAGTACTGGGATCAAGGCGCTGGATGACAAGTTATATGGCGGCTTCACCCGAGGCGAATTGAATCTGATCTTGGCCAATAGCGGGGTCGGCAAGAGTTTGATGCTGCTCAATCTGGCATTGAACTGGGTCTTGGCGGGCCATGATGTGGTCTATCTGTCCCTGGAACTGTCCGAGGACATGATCGCGTTACGCGTCGATGCCATGCTGACCGAGCGGGGAACCAAGGAGGTCTTTCGTGCGATCGATGATGCCGCCTTGATCATCGGCATGCGCGGCAAACGGGCGGGGCGGCTGACGATCAAGAAGCTACCAGAGGCGGGTACCACCACCAATCATCTGCGGGCCTATATCACTGAGTACGAAATCATTCACGGCCATCGGCCGGATGGTATTTTGGTGGATTATCTTGATCTGATGTATCCCAACGATGGCAAGATCAATGTCTCTGATCTGCATATCAAAGACAAATACGTGTCGGAAGAACTGCGGGCCTTCATGCACGAGATGAATGCCTACGGGGCGTCGGCCGGACAACTCAATCGCGGATCGATAGCGGTTCAGGGAGAGTTCGATCAGTCGCACGTGGCGGGCGGGATTTCCAAGATCAATACCTCGGATAATGTGATGAGTCTGTTCGCACCATCGCATCTAAAGGAACGGGGCGAAATGATCATGACGTTCCTAAAGACGCGCAATTCGGCGGCCGTGGGTTACAAGATTACGCTTGGGTACAATGCCAATACGATGCGCATTGGTGACTACAGCAATAAGCCCGGCGCGGATCACCCAAAGACACGGGAAGAATTGGTTGCCGAGATGGCCCATCAGGCGCAAAATGAAACGATCATGGCGCAGTCTGGAAACCAACCGCAACCCACTCCGGCCGAAGCGACGACAGATGCTCCCTCAACTGGATGGAGTCAAAAAGTGTTCGACCTGATGAATCGGTCGCGTACCAGCAACGCAACTCTGGAGTAGCGAAACCTGCCTAAATAGGTCACCAACGACGAGTCAAACGGGTAATGCGAGATTTCATCATGATGGCTGAACGGTTAATCGAGGCGGAGCGACAGGCCTGCGAGGCCGCCGTGGACGAACCAGCAATCGTCCAGACATCGGCAACATTACTTGAGGATTTGTCGGCCGTGGTCTTCAAGCTGCGCGCTTTTATGGGCGAGGGCAGTGATGCCGAGATGTATGGCATCGAACTGGGCATGCAACGGGCTGCCGATATGATCGAGCAGACTTTGGGCCGTCATAAAGGAGACGCGGTTGGATAAGAAGTTCTTGGGCATCGTCGATGAAATGCTCGATTATGCCCCCCTGCGGAACAAAGAGTTGTTCATCGAATCGCGGGGCCAACAGGTCATCGCTTCGGCGCTCAATTTGATCCGGTTGATTCGTGAAAGTTTCGAACCCCCGGTGGCTGACGACCTGACCAAGCGCTTGATCCGTGCCATCGCGTACGAAGACCAGGAGAAGTTCGTTCGGCGAGTGCGGGCGATCCGCGAACAGAAAGGCCGACCGTAACATGCAAATGTTTGAATTATTGTTGGAACGTCCGTGGTTCGGTCCCGAAGCCGCTGGCTATAAGAACACCAACCGGGTCGCCTCGGCGCTCTACAAGAACTGGTTGGCTTGGAAAGGCTCGATGCGGGTGTCCGCCACCGCCGATGAGGTGGCGAATTTCATCCAGCACCAATACAGCAACATGGCCTCGTCAATGGCGACAGACCTGCAACAGTTAGGCGCTACCCAGCCGACCGGCCCGGAGGTTGATGACGCGACGCAGAACCAGCAGGATAAATCGGCGCAGATTAATAAGATGCAGACCAGTTCGCCGGTCAACACCGGGGATCGGTATCCGCCGCTCGCGATGGGCGATAGCACAGCCAATACCGCGACGCAGAACCAGCAGGATAAATCGGCGCAGATTAATAAGATGCAGACCAGTTCGCCGGTCAACACCGGGGATCGGTATCCGCCGCTCGCGATGGGCAATACCGCGACCCCCGTACAGCCGGTCACTCCGGTGCAGCCTCCCCAGGCAACATCGGCCGCCCCTAGTGGCGATACTCGTTCGATTATGGCGCAATTGCCGCAGATGTTGAAGAGTTCCAATCTCGACCCGAATCAAGTGCTGCAAACGATCGCCAAGGCATCGACCCAGGCGAAGACCCCCGCCGATATGCAGTCCATTCGCAGCTTGATCCAAAGTCTTAAAGCCAACCCGGCGATGATGCAGAAGATACCGCAACTGGCATCGCTTGGAGAAGGTCGGGTGCGCTTGTCGGAGGCGGCCTTACTGTCAACCAGCCAATTGAAGAAATTCTTCGTGCAGATGGCGATGAGCATGATGAAGCAGCAGAAGTTGGGCGATCTGGACACCTCAGGCGTCGGGCCGCAGAACTCTGCACCGCAAGGATCATCTCAACAGGCCCAACAGCAACAAACGCAATCAAAAACCGGCACCTCATTCCGTCAGCTTCTCGGTAGTCAGGTGAACGGTCAGGCGATTGAAACGGCGTTGACGCAATACCGGGTGCCTCCGGCCGAGATCACCGCCTTGCAACACAGCTTCCGGCGCGGGATGACGCTCAGCCAATGGCTTAAAGCGGTGCCCGCGATTTCCGGGAAGACCCTCAATGTCCTGTTGGGGGCGATGTAATGGCCTATCTGCTGCTCACCGATTTGACTGAAAGCCGGTTGTTTCCGTCTCGCCAGACCCTGGAAAAATGGGATCGGATGAAACTGGCCCACACGGCGTATTTGTATTTCCTCGTGCTTGAAGCGCTGGTCTGCGAGGACGATACCCATAAATGGGCCGCCGCCTACTGTGAAAAGGTTGGGCAGCCAAACAATTTTGATCAATGGCGATCGGACGGCAACGATCTCTACGTCTTGCTGCATGCGTTGAACGATCGCGGCGAGCTTGCGATTTCGCCTGCCGTGATCCGCGACTGGCTGCGCCATTCGCATAGCCAGGATCGGACTCAGCGTCTATTCAATCGTCTGGATGCCATGCTGCATGTGACTGATTCATCGTTGAAGGCGATCCGCCGATTGGTGATGCACTGGACGGAGAATTCCATCCGGGAACGCCATGATATTATTTTGAAGTTGATCGTGCAGATCAAGAAGTATGCACCACAGAGTGAATTGCTGACGCATCTGCGGGAGCTTGAAACCCGCACCGATGTCACAGAAGCAGCGTCAGGTGGCGCAACCGGGGCAGCCAATGTAGCGACCTCGGTGGGCGGGCTGGGGGCAGGCTTCGATTCCGCTGGCGATCGAGGGATTTATCAGGGCAAGAAGCCTGCGAAGGACAAACCCGTGGTGCTGCGTCGCTGATCTCCGATCATCCTACGGGCGCAATGTTGGACAAAATGTGGGTGACCATCGTCTGCAATGCAGTCGCTCCGCCCAATGCGGCGATTAGAACGGAGCCCTCGACCGGCAGCAAGCTGGTCAGGAAGTCCATCATACCACTGAAATCACCCTTGGTGGCCTTCACGAGATCATCCTTGGCGTCTGGATCGGCCGCCATCTCCCACAATAGGTCTTTGATATCCTGAATTTGGCCAGCCGATATCACGGGCGCGGAGGATTTTGGCTGGTCATCGAAGCGGACAAAATCCGCCTGCGTCATACTATTGAGCCAGTTCACCAGTCGCGCGGTCGCGTTCTTCTGATCATATTCATTATGATTAACAATGGCATACAATGACATTGTATCATTTGTCACTTTATAGAACACGATCACCTTGCCATGAATCAGGTGGACGTGTTTGATTTTGGTGATCAGATCGGCATTGTTGAAGTTGTTGTCCTTCGGCCCATAGGGTTCGGTCGCCGGGTGGGTTTTTCGGAACTCGATAAAATCATGGAATTTGCCAGCCAGAGTATCGTATTCGCGGACGAATGCCGGAAGGGCCTTCATGAACCGCGTGGTGGCTTGGATTTTTATTTTTTGGCCCGGCCGGGCGATCTCCCAAAATCTCATGGCATTATTTTGCCGCTTGCGCTCCGCCATGGGTTTTCATGGCATACTCGATGATCGCTTCGGCGGTCTCGAAGCAAGCCACCGGCTTTTGAACCGTCTCGACCACGGTGGTGGCTTGGGGCTGGCCTGCGCCACGCGCCGCGCGCTTGGCGAGAGCGGCTTGTTTGATCTCTTGGTAGCGGCGACTGCTGATTGTCATCGGTGAGTTCCTTCGTCTTGACGCAAGATACCATAAAAAATAGGTTTGTCAAGCGAGATATTTAGCATCCGCTGCCTCTGTCAGGCCGGATTAACTGCTGCCATTCAATCCGAAGTGTGGAACGGCGCGGGTTTTTGCCGCGTTCACATAAATAAAGCCATAACATCTATTCCGAAAGGATAATTACTATGGCTGACTTCACCTACGGAGTTTTACGCCCCAACTGGGTTTCTTCGACAGGTCTTGAGCAACTTACGTCGCATATGGAGTTCATCACCATCACGACCGGTGTTGATATCCGCACGGCGGCACAAACGAATGGGAGCGTGACTTCCCAAGGCGCTCTGAACAAGCTGCTGGAAATCGTCTCTGAGCGCGGCCAGCCCGTGATCATGGGTTCGGTGACTGGCGCGGGTCCGTTCGTGCTGTTCATGGCTACCGAGCACTTGGGCTGGTCGGCGGTGATGGGTACCCAAGCGATTGGCGTCTCAGTCCCTGGCGGTCCGCAATTGATTGATCGCATTGTTACCGATGGCATCAACTATGGGTTTGCCACCGATAGTGCCTTGACCGTTTTGATCGGCTCGACGCTGACCTGACCGTCTTCCGTCTTTCTGCCTACGAAAAGGGAACCTTCAAAGGTTCCTTTTTTTGTTGCGGGACCAATCATTCTAAATATTGGTTTAGTAGGAATTATTATGGTTCTGTGGGACCTGTTCGAGCATTCGGTCTCGGTGACCAAGACCATCTGGCGCAAACGCGGCAGTGACATTTCTCAGCATGCCGTGTCCCGTCTGGTCGCAACCGAACTCCAGCCTCGGACCACGATTGATGTAAAGGTGCTGCCTGATGCAAGCTGACATAAAAGACACGGATTTTGTCGAACAGATGACCCATCTGCTCGACATCGACAAAGACGCGGTTGAAGCGCTGCTCGACAAGTTGAGCGCCGATGATCTGATGTCCCTGTCTGACGCGGTGGCCAACGGCGATGAAGCAGCGGCGCGGGATGTAATCGGCGCTTTGGAGTCGGACGAAGAAGTCAATCCTTTGTTTCGTGGTGCCGATATTGACGCCGGTCAGACAAAGAAGGTCCACAAGCAGCGAAAAAAAGGCAGTGTCGGCGTCGGTGACGAGGTGATCGTAGACGGCGAGGACGGGGCTATCGAGGCGACGCTGATCAAAACCGACGGCCCCAAAGACACGGTGATGGTCAAATATCAGGGAAAGAAACACATGGTTGATCGGCATAAAGTCCATCTGGTGAAAAAGATCGAAGAGATGGTAATCGGCATGACCCGGATGCCTGAATTGCAACGCATTCAGCGCCTAGCCGGAATTGCCGCTGACCCGTCGATGATGGCGTTTGCGTCATCTGTCGCCCAACCGGCGCCCGAGATGGCGGTCCAGGGCCATACCGAGTCCCCTGACTTGGATGGAATGAACCCGGCGGCCTGCGCTGAACAAGCCTTAGATAGATTAGAAGAAGTCCTGCCGCAGATTACCCTGGGTGATCTGAAAGCGATCCGGCAACGCATCGTCGCCATTCAGGCCAAGATGAACGAAGGCTACGACGTGCGGAAGTGGAAATTATGATTATTGGTGTAAGCATTATCGATGCGATCGATTGGAGCCAGGATTTGCTGGAAGGCACCCGTCCCGAGGCCGAACGGGCGTTGTTCAGTTTGATGAAGGACAAGTTGGTTGTCGAGACCGAGCGCGGCTTCGAATATCCCGACGACGAAGATCGCGAAAAGGTCCTTCACAATATCACCAAAGCCAAGCGGACGGGCCTGACGAGTTTTAAAGTCGGACTGCGCCACGCAGGCAGACAATATAGCAAGCGGGCGAATATCCATGCCCAAAAGCTCGCGCAGAAGAGACGGTATGATACCGAGAGACGGGTCAAAGGGGATGATCAATCGGACGAGGCCGATGACATGATCGACGCGGACATAAAGAATAGTTAACATGCGGTATCAAGAAGTAGCAACCGGTTTGCAAGTCCCCGTGTATGTGGAAGAACAAGATTTATTGGCGCGGGCCGATGAAGAAGATGTGGCGAATGACAGCCTGGGTGAACGGGAACAAGAGTTGGCTAGACTGATGGTATCGCGCGGGTTGCTGCGGTATTTCAAGAAAAACGGCAAAGTATTTTTTCGTACTATTTCGGCAAATGACATTTGGAGAGAGCGTGATGGTTGAGCGTAGCGAACGGGATCAAATGGCGAAGTTCATGCAGGCGTTGAATGGCGCTAATCCGGCTATGGAGTCGGATGAATGGGAGTCGCCAGCGACCGGGTTTACCCCACCGTCACAAGCGGCGCTGACGCAGGACATGCGCTTGATCCTCGAACGGTTTCATAATGCTGCCGAGTATGTCCAGACGCTGACGCATGAAGACAAAGAGTTACAAGAGGCGATGCTGACCGAACGCACGCCGACCGGCAGCCGGATCGGGCAATGGGAGATACGCGTCCATCAATCGGGACGGCGTAGCTCCTATGATGTGGCGCAGGTCGGCGAAGATGCCGGTCTCGTCTGTGATTTGACGCTCTATGAGGCAGCGCATGGGTTGGTGCGTATCTTCAATGGTGGCGGCAAGGTCAATTCGCCGGTCGCGCTCGAACTGATGCAAGCCGAGAACGCCTATTCCAGTGCGTTGCATGACGCGGTCCGGTTCAAGTATCGTTTGGAGAACAATCCATCGCGTTCGAAGGCGACGATCTATGAAGCGCGCTATAGTGATGCCACTCGGCGGGCGCTGCGGGCGCGCGATCGGGTGATGGACATGTCGGAATGCCGCCGTTAATGATGATCGAGGATCGCGTCTTGACGTTTTGTATCGAAACCCGTGATAATGTTCCTGGCATTTGGCTCTGCATTGACGATGGCACCGAGATCACCGCGCTCGCGGAATTCATTTCCGAAACCGAAGTAAAGCGCTTTCTGGCAGCGCAGAATTGGTATTTCCGCAAGGCCCAGGCCATGGCGTTACTGGGGATTTAGGTTTTTTGATCGGCGACCTCGCCAACCGGGCCAAAGCCGTGGATGAGATGCTGTTTGTGATCAAAAAACGGTCTGATTTTTCTGGAGCCGAAAATCCAGCGATTGCCGCAAACGATGCCGCAGCCGAGGACAGTGATAAATAAATTCGTATAACTTCTGAGGCAAGAACGCATGGCTGCGCGCGGCGCTGCTGATAACACGATAGGTCCGTTGCTTTCTTTGATCGAGCGACGGTTCGATCTGCGTCTGAATATCCAGTCTGAGCAGCACCGGCGAATGGTCTGCCAGCACTATGACGAGAAACGGCAGATGCTGCTTTGGAAATTAGGGGAAGCGGCTGCACTGGCGCACGAAGACTATGCGAAGGCGGTTTTGATCAGTGAAGCGATGCGGTTAATGCTTCGTGAGATCGACCCTTGGCCGCGCAGAAATAAAGGGAAAAAACAATGACAGAAAAAGGTTTCGTGGCGCAAGTGGCTGGCAAGAGTGGCAAGCCGCTCCATATCACGACGGCGCACCCGTCTCGCGAAAAAGCCGCCGAAGCAGCGTTTGCGGCGCGACCGAAAGCCACCAAGTGCAGTTCGTGCAAAGCCCATGAGGGCAAACCCACGCATATGGATATCCAGTGGCATAATCGCCCCGCCGAGCCGAAGGCCGCGAAGGCGAAACCGGTCAAGGAGACCGTTTCGTTTCTGATTGAGGACGCGTTTGAAAAAAGCGAACTGGTGGCGGCGGCCCAAGGGATTCTCACCAAGTTGCAAGACACCGCCGAAAAGATCGCCTCGGTGTTGCCGGACGATGTGATGCCGATTCAAGATGCTATGGCGGAACGGTTCGGTCCAGACGCGGCGATGAAGTTCAACAACACGGCCAGTGATCAATTGGGTCAGTTGGTCAACGCTGTGCAGACTGCCAAAACCGCAATCGGCAACGAAGTGTTGCGGTTGAAGCGGATTGCCAATGGTGAATCGGGCAGTGATGCCGCAATGGACATGGACATGCCGCCGCCCGATGCCGAGGCACCCGAAGGCGATCTGCCGCCCGATGGCGGGCTGCCTCCGGAAGGGGCCGAGGGCGATGTTCCGCCCGTGGATGGGGCTCCTGGCCCGGAAGGCGGCGGACCTTTGGATGCAGAGCCGATGGGTGGCAATTTTGCCGGACGCGAGCAGAAGAAAGAATCCGCCCAACGGCGTGGGCGCAGACTGCGCGAGAGCGCGATGCAACATCCTGATTTTGAAATGACGCGCGCGTCATTTGAGTCGTTCGCGCCGGAATGCGCCAGTTTGGTCGCGGATATCCTTGATCGCATCCATCATCTACCGATGGCGGGCGTGGTGCGCGACGACTTGACGCATGTTCTACAGCATGTGATGGATCAAGCGTTGTCGCCCATGGTCTGGGACAATCCGCAGGCGGTTCTACAAATGGGCCTGACAACGCATTTTCCGCAGATGCCGTCTAATGTCGATGTGAAAATCGCTGGCGAGATTGATGCGATCAAAAAGGAAATCACCCGGCTGACCCATAAGATCGCGGATGCGCATGAGCGTGGCGTCGTGACCGGGATGCCTGCCATGGAAAATCGGGTGCGGCGCAACGTGAATCGTTTACGCGAAGCCCGCAATCCGGATCGGATGATCCTCACGGTGTTTCGCCGGGTGCTAGCCGAATGCCGAAGCCCCACCAAGGCCGCCACAGGCACCGCCAAGGCGTTTTCGATCGATGTCGGTGATGTGGCGAGCATCGTGCGTGAAGCCAAGCAGGCGGACGTCTACAAGCAAATCCGTGGCCTGGGGCTGACCGTGAAAAAGGACGCGGCCGGAGATTACGTGGTGAACTACAAAGGCTACAAGCCCGGCGAAGGCCATTTCACCGATGATCTCGATGACGCGCTGGGTACCGCCAAGCAGATGGCCAAGAAAATGCCCAAAGCCAAAGCCAAAGTTGAGGAAGCGGAAAAGCTTTCGGTGCCCGACACACACCAAAAGAGCATCGCGTTGAAGACGCTGAAAATGTCCGATGTGGGTGCCAATGTCATGGGTGGGATGACCAAGGCCCAGGCCCGCACGTTTCTAAAGAAAATCGGCTATTCGGCTGAGAAGATCGCCAAGCTAGAGGAAGATGTCGCTCCGGCACTGATGGGCAAGCTTATGGGCCAGGGGCAAAAGGTAGACCCGACATTGGTCACCGCGCTAGCTGGACAAGTCCCACCGGGCCAGCCCGCCATTCCCGGCAAGCCGATCAAACCGCTCACCCCGGCGGATCAGCAAATGCAGAAGGTGGCGCAACAGCGCGAGGATGAAAAGAACAAGGCGGCCGGATTGCCGATGACGCCGATCGGCGGCCGACCGAACATGGCTCCGAGCAAAGCGGTGATGGGCATGAAGCCGCCCGGCAAAGTGGTCACCCCCGCGAACCTTGGCAAGATGTAAAGGGCAGGATGGGTCGCGCGGCCCATCCGCAATCCGATGTTCATTCGAGACCTCTTTGAAGACTTTGAGCTAGCGGAACCAGCGCCCGGTCAAGTCATGCCCGAACTGCAACAAGCTGCCACGAATATGATCGTGCCATTGATCAATCAGCGCGTGCCGTTCATGACCATGCAGCAGGCCATCCAAGGTCTCAGCAGCACCGAGCAAGGCATTACGATTTCGCGCCAAATGATCATCGATATTTTCAGCCCCGAAAAGATCAAGGCGATCAAGAAGGTCGAGGGCGATCGGATTTGGTTCCAGTATCCGGATGATGAACACAGCGACGAGCAGAAGACACAGGGCAAGGATAAGGTGGCGGACATGGCGGCTGCCGAGATCAATAAAAATCTCAAAGGCAAAGCCAAATAGTATTGCATCTCATGGTCGGCATCGCCTAATTTGGTCTTGGTTATTTTAGGTGTTATTTTAAATGCGACCAAAGATTTACTGTGCCGGACCGATTGCTCAAAAAACGTACGATCAATCTGAACTGTGGCGGAATGAATTCAAGGCCCTGGTGGAACCCCACATCGAATGCTTTTCGCCACTTCGGGGCAAACAACACTTGCGCGCCCAAGGGGTATTGTGCCCATCCGCCATCTACAGCGACCCGCTATGCACTGATCGCGGCATCCTGATTCGCGATCATTTGGATTGTATGAGGGCCGATCTGATCGTCTGCAATTTGCTTGACCTCGACCTCGTAACCATTGGTAGCGTAATGGAATGCGCCTGGGCATATGCCTATCGGAAGCCGCTCATTCTGATCATGGCCGATCAATCGGTGCACGATCACCCGATGCTGCGCGCCGTGACCGATTACCGTGTCCTCAGTGTGGCTCACGCGGCCGAACTGAGCCTGAGCATCCTGCTGTCATGAACCTCATCCAGAAATATAATTATAAGCCGGTCAAACGCATCACTCAGGTGAGCGGCGTTCGACACTACATCTGTCCGGTCACTGGAACGTTCCTCCCCAGCATCACCACAATCCTCGCCGCCACGGATGATCGCACCGAACTGCTGGAATGGCGTAAGCGGGTCGGCGACGCAGAAGCCGATCGGATCAAACGCGAAGCCACCGGTTTGGGTAGTCTGATGCATAAGCATCTGGAAAACTATATCGGCGGCATCCCGCGTCCAGGTGGCAACAATATGGTCCGCATCCAGGCGGAGCGAATGGCCGATCAGATCATCGAAAAGGGCTTGTCTCGCGTGTCCGAGGTCTATGGATCGGAAGTGGTGCTCTACTGTCCTGAGTTATTCGCCGGGTCGGCCGATTTGGTGTGTCTGTTTGAGGATCAGCCGACGATCTGTGATTTCAAGTCGGCTCGGTCATTACGGTCGCGGGCGATGATCGAGGGGTATTTTGACCAAATTGCCGCGTATTGTACGGGGCATGATGATCTATTCGGCACCGATATCCGTCAAGCCGTGATCTTCATGGTGGATCGTGATCTCAACTATCAAGAGTTCATTGTGCGCGATGCCGACTTGGACCATCACAAGACTAGATTCCTTGACCGTTTCGAAAGGTATCTGAGTGAGACATGTCAACCAACGCCGCCTACGAGCATCACGCCCGTTGCATCTCTGACCTGAGCGATCGACTGGCGGCGCTCAACCACCAGTTCGCCGATCTTCAAGCTCGGCAGCACGCGTTCAAGACCGCCAGTGATTTCCTTGGACTTCTTGAACAGCAGATCGCCGACAGTGATCAGACCCGCGCATGGCTCGACTTCCTCGAAACCGTCGATCTACGAGACCGTTATGAGACCACTATGGGACACCCGAATCACGCAATCCCAACAACAGGTCATTGCTCAATATGAGAGTGACATCGCGTCCCGGCTGGGGATGATCGCGACCCTCGCTGCCGAGGTCGATATCGTGCAGCGACGGGGTCAGTTCTATCTGGATATGCAGACCAGACTGTTGAGTGATGCCAACGCGATGATTGAGTGGCGCATGTTGCTGACCTTGCTGCGTCTGTCGGCTGGCTAAATACCGACCACGACGGACGGAGAGAACGACGATGGCGACTATTGTTTTGGAAAAGATTCAGTTGCGTCGGGGACTGGCGGCCGATCTGCCGGGAGCCCCGATCACCACGTCGCCACCGACATTTGCTCCCGGCTTGGATGAAGGCGAGCTTGGCTATGCCACTGATGTGGGTCGGTTGTTCATCGGCCTGGGCACCGATGTGCCGGTTTCCGGCATGCCGAATTTCAGTCGCGTCGGCTTTCCCTATCAAAACATTGAGGTGCTGACTGAGAATAGCCCGCTCGGGATGATTTTCGGCAATGCCGTGCAGGACAATCAGTTCGGCTTTCAGACCTCGGTGCCGTTGGGGCAGCTTGCGTCCTTTACCAACTTGCAGACCCTCAACCAAGCGGGCGTGGCCAGTGACTTCTATCTCGATCTGCCCGGAAGCGGCGCCAATGCGTATGTGCAATACTTTGTCTTTGACAGTAGCAATAATGCGATCCGCCAAGGTCGTTTGAGTATTTTATGGAACCCGACATTCGTCACCGCGCCGCTATGCACCGATGAAGCCGACGTCCTGGTTGGCGCGGTTGCCGCGTTACAGTTCCAGGCGGTGATGGTGAATGCCGGGTTCGCCCAGCACGTGGTGATCCGTTACATCAACTGTACTGGCGGCGCGCCCACGATTTATTTCCGGCTCGACCGCCCCGTGGGATGAGTTGCTTTCAGTTGTCGCCACAGGGTCGGTTGACCCACTGGCGAGATTTTCGTCATGGTATTGTAGATCAGCCGCGTGATACCCAACTAAAAGCGACCGCAGCCTATTGGGCGCAGGCCCCGCTCGATCCAAAGGTGTTTGATTTGGATGGTCCGTGGCCGAATACTTGGACCATGTTAGAGACGAATAATTTCTGCCGCCATTCGCTGGCCATTTGTATTGAAAGCACGTTACGTTTAGTTGGTTGGTCAAATAAACGTCTGGTCCTGCGTCTGATAAATGATTCTACACCCCTTTTGGTGCTTGTGGCAGATGAGACCCTAACCTTGAACTACGCCTGGGGTGCGGTTCATTCAGGAATCATCACCCGGCCTGTTCTCCGTCAATGGCAATTCGATGAGCGTGACTATCACGTCATTTAAGCTGTTGCGGTTTCATATACGATTGAGGATTTTTGAGTATGCAAGTACGTAAGAGAAATGGTCAATTAGAGCCGGTTGACGTTGCCAAAATCGTTTCCAGTCTGAAGCGGTACTGCGAGCTACCGAACGTCGATGTCTATCGTATCGCCACCAAGACCATCAACGGTTTGGTTGATAACGTCAGCACCTTGGAACTCGATTTGCTGTCTGTGCGGACGGCGAAAGACCTGATCATTGATGATCCGGTCTATGCCAAGGTAGCGGCTCGTATCCTGGCTAATATCATCCAAAAGGAAGTCGCCGGTCAGGACATCCAGTCGTTTTCACAGTCGATCGAGACTGGGGCACAGCAGGGCCTGATCGCGAAAACCACCTATGATCTCGTGATGACCAACAAGCGTAAGCTCAATGCCGCCGTCAAACATGAACGCGATTGGTTCTTGGAGTATCACGGTCTGCAAACCGTCTATGATCGGTATCTGCTGAAACATCCGACTCTGCTGAACGCCGACAAAACCACGGGCAAGAAGCAGCGTGCGGTGATCGAAACGCCGCAGTATTTCCTGATGCGCGTGGCTTGCGGTTTGGCGGTCGATGCGGCTGAGGCGGTGGAACTGTACACTCTGCTGTCGTCTCTCGAATACCTGTGCTCGACGCCGACGCTGTTTAATTCGGGGACCACACATAGCCAGATGAGTTCGTGCTATCTTTGCGATTCTCCGCTCGATAGCCTTGATGACATCTACAAGCGTTATGGCGATATCGCCATGCTGAGCAAATTTGCCGGTGGCATCGGCGTCAGTATGTCGCGCATCCGGGGGAAAGGATCGCTGATCAAAGGCACTAATGGTTATTCTGACGGCATGGTACCATGGACCCATACCCTGTCGGGATCGGTCGCTGCGACCAATCAGGGAGGCCGTCGGAAGGGTGCTGCCTGTGTCTATCTGGAAACGCACCATCCCGACATCATGCAGTTTCTTGAGATGCGCGACAATACGGGGGCCAAGGAAAACCGAGCCTACAACTTGAATCTTGCGAATTGGGTATCTGATCTGTTCATGCAGCGGGTCAAGGACGATGCTATTTGGTCGCTGTTTGATCCGGTCGTCGCGCCGGAATTGAATGATCTCTATGGCGATGCCTATGAGCATCGCTACGTCGAACTAGAGGCCGAGGGCAAATACACCGAACAGCTTCCAGCCCGCAAATTATATGCCCGCATGATGCGCACCTTGGCGGAGAACGGAAACGGCTGGATGTGCTTTAAGGACACGTGCAATCGACGTGCGAATCAAGTAAATGATGAAGCAGGCACGATGGTGCATTTGTCGAATCTGTGTGTAGCTCCCGAAACCCTAATTCTCACCCGATCTGGCTATACGCCGATCATTGACCTTGCGGATACAGCAGTCGAAGTGTGGAACGGCCGCGAGTGGTCTGAAACGATTGTCCGGAAGACTGGACATGACCAAAAGTTAATAACAATCATATTCGACAATGGTCTATCAATTGACTGTACTTTGTATCACAAGTTTTATATCGAAATGGCTGATACTTGCGTCGTCGAAACGCGCGCCTGTGAATTGTGGGAAGGCGCCAAACTGATGAAGTTTGTGATGCCGGTAATTGATGACAAGGATATCGCTGCCATGGCAAGTCGGGGTAGTGAGGGATTCACACATGTCAGCGAGATAATTGATATAGGACGTCACGGAGATACCTACTGTGTTGATGAACCGAAACGTCATATGGCTGTTTTCAATGGCATATTAACTGGCAATTGCACGGAGATTCTGGAGGTCACTTCATCGGGCGAACAGCAGATGATGACACGTGAACAAGTTTTTGACCTCACATCAGAAGACATGATCGATAAAAGCATCAATATCCTCGGCTTTGACACGCAAACTGATCGCTTCGAGGTGTTGCAGGGTGCCGAAGTCGCCGTTTGCTTGGCTGCGGGATCGCCGATTCTGACCGATGATGGCTACAAGCCGATCGAGGAATGTGATGGCGCCTACGTTATGGTACCGTTTGAAAATGATTACGAGTTTACCGAGGCCCCACGATTCATCCAGGCGACGTTAATCGATAATGGCGTGCGCCCAGTTTGGCAAATACGTCTCTCAAATGGCAATTCGCTTTGTGCCACGGCGGATCATAAACTGCTGGTCGAGTGTATCGGTAACGTGCGCGACTGGGTGACCGTCGATGGCTTACAGGTGGGTATGGTTCTGGCCGCTGAAGGCCCGATGCACGATGATGATACGGCAACAATCTTGTCGATCACGCCGGGTGGCTCAGAACAGGTCTACGATTTGTATATCCCGGACGCTCACCATTTTGTTGTCGCAGGAATTATTTCCCATAATTGTAATTTGGGCAGTATCAATATCGGGCGCGGCTACATTCGCAACGGTAAGCTCGACAAGGATAAACTGCATCGCAACGTGGCGATTGCGGTGAAGTATCTCGATCGGGTGATCGATCGCAACTTCTACCCGATCCCCGAAGCCCGAGCGTCGAACATACGCTGGCGCCCAGTGGGTCTGGGGCTGATGGGTCTCGCGGATTTCTTTTTTCAATTGCGTATCCCGTATGACAGTGAGCAAGCGATCGCGTTATCGAGCGAAATTCAGGAGGAAATCTATTTCCAGGCGCTGCGCACCTCCTGTGACCTTGCCAAAGTGGCCGGGCCGCATCGTGACTTCCATCTCACCCGTGCCGCCCAGGGCCATCTGCAATTCGATTTAGCGGGGGTTGTGCCGAAAGAGCCGACCCGGTGGGACGCGTTGCGGGCCGAAATCATGGAGCATGGTCTGCGCAACTCTTTATTATTGGCAGGTGCTCCAACCGCGTGTCAGATTGGGACTAACGCCATTCGAACGAACGAAGGCATACTATCAATATATGACATTCTTGATCAAAATAAAATTCCACACCAAGCTGTCGAGGATAACAACGAACAGATGTGGATACCTATTGAACCAATCCGCGTTGACACGATGAATGGCCCTAGAACCAGCGATAAGATTTGGTTCAACGGGGTTCAGGAAACCTACAAAGTTACTTATGAAGACGGTACATCGTACGAATATACGAAAAACCATCAACTCCTGGTGCAATGTGATGGTGCCCATGAATGGATCACAGTTGGTGAATTGAAAGATGGCGATGAAGTCATAGCAATGTAGGTTCGTTTTCTGGATCGGTCATTGTATTAACGAAATTCATAGGAGAGCAGGTAATGAAAATAGTATCGATTGAAAAGACAGGTCTTAAACCAACGTGGGATATCGAGGTTGAAGATGCGCACCATTATATGATGGCAAACGGAACGGTATCCCACAACACTATCTCTCATATCTGCGGCGTGGAAGAGACGATTGAGCCGATCAAATCCAATTTGCTGAAGCGGGAGACTTTGAGCGGTGAATTCGTCTCGATGAACAAGTATCTGGTGGAGGATTTGCGGAAGTTGGGCCGCTGGAATGCGGAGACGGTCAGCCATCTGAAGACTGAACAGGGCAACATCGCCACCCTGCCGGGGTTGCCAACGGAACTGTATGATGTGTATAAGACGGTGTGGGAAATGTCGATGAAGTCGCTCATCGCCCATGCCGTTGCGCGGGGTGCCTGGATCGATCAGTCTCACAGTCTGAACATGTTCGTGGACTTGAACAAATACCCGGAGGATCGGCGCATTGGGGCCTTATCGTCGCTTTACATGCACGCCTGGGAGAGCGGTGTGAAGACCACGTACTATCTGCGGTCCAAGCCCGCCACCCGGATCGAACAGACGACCAATCGTCCGGTGGTAGCCCCAAGCCTGACCTCTATGGCAGAGGAAACACCAGCCCTATGCGAAAGCTGCACGTAGTCGAAACGTTGATTGTCAAGGGGAGCGTGGACACACGCTTCCCGTTCGTGATCAAAAGCCGCTTATCGTCTCGCGATCTGCCACGGATATTAAAGTGGCGCAAATCGCTTCAACTGTACGGGGTCGTGTTCTATGACAATCTGGGTGCGGTACTGCTGGCGATGATCGATCACGACCCGGTGCGATACGAAGTTCACCTGGGCAATCGGATTGATGCGTTGTTGGCTTTGCCGATCGCTCTGGAAGAATTCGCCACAATCTAGATAGCGATATTTGCATTTTACTTGTGGCGCTATTAGATAAATCCCTCACAGCCACTATTTGTGAGGGATTTTCTTTTGTCAAACGATCAACATTCTATCTTGGATGCGGGATTTTCACTTTCGCTCCGCCCCATGAGATACCCCGAACTCTATGATCAGTTTCTAGTTTCGCATGAGAAGAATAACTGGACCGTCCAGGAAATCTCTTTTTCCACTGACAAAGCTGATTTGCGTGACAAGCTGACCACGGCCGAGCACCAACTGATCGCCTATCTGATCGCGTTCTTTGCCACTGGCGATCAGATCGTCGCCAACAATGTGGTGCTTACCCTCTACCGGCATGTCAATTCGCCGGAGGCACGGGTGTATTATTCCCGCCAAGCGTTCGAGGAAAGCCTGCACATCCATTTTTACAAAACCCTCTTGGAAGAGTACGTGCCCGATCCGCAGCAACAGATGGATGCGTTCGCGGCGATCGAGACCATTCCCTCGATTAAACAGAAGGCGCAATTCTGTTTTAAGTGGATGGACCAGATGAACGATATTCCGCGTCTGGAAACGTTTGCCGATAAGCAAGCCTTCTTGATGAATCTGCTGGCCTTTGCCTGCGCCGTCGAGGGCATGTTCTTTTTCGCGGCGTTTGCCTATGTCTACTACCTGCGCGATCGCGGATTGCTGCATGGGCTGGCGTCGGGCACCAATTGGGTGTTCCGCGATGAGAGCGGTCACATGCGGTTTGCGTTTTCCGTGATTGATATCATCCGGCGCGAGACCCCGGAACTTTGGAATGGCATGGAGGTCAAGGTGCGGACCATGCTCGAAGAAGCGATTACCTGTGAGATGCAATTCGCCAAGGACGTGTTGAGCGGCGGCGTTATGGGTCTGTCGCAAAAGGACATGCTGGAGTATTTGCGCTACGTCGCCGACGGGCATTGTGTCCGGTTGGGGATGGAGCCGATCTATCAGGCGAAATGCCCGTTCGACTTCATGTTGAAGCAGGACATCATTGAATTGACGAGCTTTTTTGAACGCACGACGAGTTCCTATACCTCTGGCGTGGGGGGCGACGTCTCGCTTGACGAGGAATTCTGATCGAACAGAAATCTGTTGACAAAGGGTCAGTTCGTGGTATTGTGACGGTATCGAAAGAGGATGCCGCTATGACCGACGTTTCTGACCCCGAACCGACAGGCCCCACGATCCACAAGATCGAGCCGTATGCGGTGCCAGATTGGTTGGCGCGTATCGCGAAATTGTCAAAGAAATCAATGAAGCTGCTGGGCAAACCGATCACCCCGGTGTTTCACGGCACGTTTGATGTTCCCTATCAGGTGAAGGGCCAGTGGCGGGATCAGGACGGCAACGCCTATATCCGGGTCCTGCACCAGTACTCGGTCGAAGCCGAGAACCCGAAGATCAAGGGGTGGACGTTCGTCGCGACGTTGGATCACAGCATGGTAGGTGGTAATCTGCTCCGTGTGCTGCCGGGAGCGGCGCCCCTGCCGGAGCGTTTTCGGTCGGTTGAACCGAATTGCGATCATTGTCGCAAAAAGCGCCAGCGCAATGACACGTTCGTCCTGCTGAGCGATGATGGCAAGACATACAAGCAAATCGGCAGGCAGTGCATCCGGGACTTTATCGGCTACGATGTTGAGGCCATCGCCCAGTCGGCGGTCTGGCTGTCGGAATGTCTGCCGTCTGAGTCTGATGGCGATGAGGGCTACGGCGGGGGCGGCCGGTCGCGGGACATCCAGCTTCATACCTTCATGGCGCATGTCAACGCGATGATCCGCAACTGGGGGTGGATTTCGGGTAAGGATGCCGAGATACAACAGCGCACTGCGACCCGCAGCATGGCGCTGTCAAACATGTTTCCGACCAAGCGCGATCGCCAGGAGGGTCTGGTGAAGCCATTGACCGACGCAGATTTCCGTATCGCGACTGCGGCGCTGGAATGGGCAAAGCAGCTTCCGGCGAAAGATGAATACCAATACAATATCCGGCTGATTGCGGAGCAGTCAGCGATCGAATTCCGCTCTTGTGGCTTTGCTGCCAGCATCATTCCCGCTTATGCCCGCGCGCAGGATCAAGAGATCAAGCGGGCGGAGCGGCGGAAGTCGATGAAGGGGAGCGAACACCTCGGGGTGGCCAAACAACGCCTGCGGGACATCCCTGCGACCGTTTACGGGCATTCGGTACTGGAAGGCGATTTTGGCACCACGCACGTGTATCGGTTTCGCGACACGTCGGGCAACGTGATCATCTGGTATGCATCGCGGACGCAAAAGATCGACTTGAACGATCAGGTGTTGCTCACCGGCACCGTAAAAAAGCTGGAAACATGGGAAGGGATCAACCAGACCGTGCTGTCACGCTGCATCGTCACAGCCAAACCCGACGTCGAGCCGGTAGAATAGGGCAGGACTGCCCTGGGGACGGGGCTACAGCGGCTCAGGCTGATTATGGGTAGGGCGACACGTGAAAGTCATGATCGCCGCGTAGACCCTGTTACAGCCCGGTAGAATGGCAATGCCTATTACGGGCGCGATGGGCCGATTTCGCTAATCGGGGTTTGGCATATTCGCTAATCGGGGTTTGGCATATTGAGTTTCGCGAGGTCCTCGGCCAGCTTGGGCAGAACTACTTGGAGTGACGACCAGCGCACCGTGCGTTCCGGCTCGAAATAACCCTGTGCCTCGGGCATTGCGGCCGATGGTGGTTCCTGGCCGCAATAGACTGCCGCCCAGCGCACCAGGGCAATCCAGACCGCGAGATCGGCGTCGATCGTGCCGGTGCTGAGAAGTGTCTTGCGTTGTCGTTTGGCCGCTGATTCGTTCGTGTCGATTACGGCCGGTGTGATGATCACGCTGTCCGCGCCGACCAGCAGCACGTGAGCGATGTGGTTACGACCATCTCGGCATAGCAGTGGACCAACCACCTTACAAATCGTATTCACAACATTCTCCGATTGACAGCGAATGGCATACGAGATTCTGTCGCTTAGTCAAGGTGAAACGAACGTACCCCCTTCATGATAGCCCGAACGCGATAGCGGGCTACCGCAGTGCAGCATAAACCTCCGCTAAATAGGCCAGCAGGAGATGTTCATGTCATTTTACACTCGACTACAGGACTGGTACCGCGATTTTAGCGCCAGTCCGGCTGATCTTTACTTGTCGCAGGCGCTTAACCATCATGATCTGGAATGTCGCATGCAAGCGATCAATCGTGGCGAGGCCCCATTCCAGCGGCTCGACAGAACCTTCGGTACAACTCACGGATTTCCGCATTTTTGAGTGCGCGTCAAATCGCGTCGCTCATATAGGACAGCGTCATAAAATCTTCGTCGTCGCTCGGTTCATCGGCGTGATCGGCATCGTCAGTTACCGGAACGGATTTGGTGATTTCGCGGAGACGTTTGGCGATAAAACTATAATCTTCTACCACTGATGTCATGATATTGGCCTTTGTAATGTAAGTTCTTGCTATGTCGGAGGTCGAGGTCGCAAGCAGCTATTTAGAAATTGACAGTGCATACAAAGCGATTATAGTCGCACGGGTCGTCAAGAAAGGACATATTTTGGCAGACAATCTACACATCAGTGATCGCCAATTGCTCGCTGCGGCAAGCAGCGGCCAGGGGGTCGTCGAACTCACCCCGGCCTTGGTGCAACAGTTACACACCTGCCTCACGGAGCGACTAGCCGTGATGGCGTTGGCGCATCCCCGACTGATCGATGAATGTTCGTACGAAACCAAACTGGCGGTGACGGCGTGGGTGTTCAAGCACATATATGAGCATGCGCTGACCGGCGGCTCATTTCGATACTTGATCTACGACCGGCTGGGCTTCGGACCAGACGCCTATCTGCCGCTCTACGAGGCAGGTGGCATGACTATCAGCAACGAATTTGACCTATCAAAGCAGGATGACGGCAATCCCGACGCACCGTAG